TAGGTGTTACTGCATTAACACGTGCGGCGGGTCGTTCTGTTGGCGGTGGTAAGGGTGCAGTTCTGCAAATGGTTGCACCACTCCTTGGCTTAGGAACACAACAGTTAACAACTGCAGCCATCCAAAAGGATCGTCAACGGAAAACCGGTGAAGGAGATCCTAGTGCTTTCTCTACACAGTTAGGTCGCTTAGAGCAACTGCGTAAGATTGGTAACGAAGGCCAAATCCAAATGATGAATGCAGAACGTGCAGGAGTCAAAGACATTTATGGCTACATGGTTGATAAAGACCGAGAAAATTTACAAGCAATGGCGCCACTGATTGAACAACAACGTGACAATCAAGCTGTTCGTGAGCAGCAAATCATGAATACCATGGGTCAAAACTTTGCAATGCTTGGTAGCATGGCAACAACGGGTAAATTAGCCCTTGGGGCACAAACCCAAGCAGGTGCGAATCTCCGTGCATTTATGACTGCTGCTCCTTACTCTGGTTCAGTCCTTCAAGCTCCCAACATTACTTTCTAATAGGTACTGATTATGTTAGGCGCACTTAGTGGATTATTCGGAGGAGGAGGAGGCCAAGGTGGGTTCATGAGCCAACCTTATGGCGATTGGCGCACTACTTCAGGAGAAGGCAGCGGGAATCCAAATCTCGCTGGTAGGTATTCAGACATTGTCAAAGAGTATCAAGATCTGTATAGAACCAATGCTCCAATTGATCCAAAAGATCCAATGTCTGTGGCAACGAATCTGATTAAAGACCAACAAATGCATATATCGCTTTCCCAGGATCCTCGCATTGTTGGTATGCAAGCACAAGCTTATGTTGATCCAATGAATCAACTAGCGGACAAAGCATCTGAGCGTGGCGCAAAAGGTCGTATCTTTGCCCTACAGGAAAAGTTGCCTTATCTTTATGCTGAAGCGATGGCACGTAAGTTTGACTTCATCAATCCTGTAATTGCAGAAATGCGAGCCAATAGAACCAAACGGTTCCAAGATTCCGGCGGCAGTATACTTAAATTTAACGTCTGAGGAAAATACAATGTTCCCTGGTGCTTTTAATTTACCCGCCGGTTCATTTGGTAATTATTCCGGAGTTGATCTTAATAACCCAATGTATAAATTCCCTGATCCAGGGAGTGTTAAATTTGATCCTTCTGTCTATACTGCTGATCTTCCCGCAGGTTCTTTCGGTTCGTTTCCTAGCGTAGATGGATCTGCTGCTGGAAAAGCTGCGTTTGGTGGAGCTACTCCAGGGGGCGGATTATCTTGGGGCGCTGTACAAAGCCTTGGTAACTTGGCCAATATGGGTATCCAAGCGTTTGGTAATCAACAAGGAACTACAGCAGGTAAAAACTATCTTGACTTCATGGCAGACATGCGGGATGCCAACTTTGGTTCCGATTTAATTGAACGTAATATAGGCATTGCCGATACAGCTAGAATTACAGATCTTGTTGCAAATATGCGTGCAAATAATCCAAACTTACGACAAGAAACCCGAATGATGAATGTACCGAAATTAGCCGGCAGGCTTAGCGGTTTCTTAAATACTTAAACATAAACACCTTAAAATAGTGAGAAAGAGAGCATAGTCATTATGGCGTTTAACATCGGGGGAGCTGGTAGTGGCGTTATGCAAGGTGCTTCGGCAGGCATGTCGATCGGTGGTCCTTGGGGTGCAGCAGCAGGCGCCTTATTTGGTGGTCTTACAGGCGGTTTTGGCGGCGGTGGCGATGCTCTTGAATACGGTTTGACTCCAAGGGAAAAAGAACTTCAGGACTATGCGTTTGATCAAGTAAAAGCTTCTCCTCTTGAAAAACGTAAAACTATTAGTAAAGCTAAACAATATTTAGCAGATGGTGATCGAGGATCGTTTGAATCATATCTTGAAGGACTTGCAGGTCGCTACACCAACCCTGAGTTTATTGACAAACGCTTAGCCAAAAGCTACAGAAAACCTATTGATTATTACGGTGATAGCTACCAAGCTACCGCAAAAGGTTTATTTGGTACACAAGGCATTGGGTTTACACCTGCTGAGTACGACAGTTTTGTAGATCAAGCTAAAGCACAAAAAGTAAGGAGTGCCGCAGCATTTGGTGACCTACTGAAATCTAATATGATTGCCAGTGGTAAAGTAATGTCAGAAGATCAACAGAGGCTTGCTAATATCTTTGGAAAAGCAGAAAGAGATGCCTCTGGTACACTAACAGGTAGATACGGCGACATCTCAAACAGTATTCTATCCAAATACGTAAGAGCATAAGGAGTTTTAATCATGTCACAAAAAGGAAATAAGGGTAAAGACAACGCTCCCAACAAGAGTGTCAACACTCCAAGGAAGGATAGTCCTTCCAATCAAACCAACAATACTCCAAAAAAAGACAATACTCCTAGCAGGACTGACAATACTTCAAGGAAAGATAGTACTCCTGACAAAGGTAAGAATGCAGCAGTTGCCTCAAAAACATACAAAGAAAAAGAAAAAGATAAAGCAAAAGTTCCGTCTGTGATGATAGAAGGAACGCGATATGACGCGCCAAATAAGCAAATCACACCAAAAATCTTTAAAGAAATTGTTGCTGCAAACCCAACTATTTCCCTGCCAGACTTAAGGGACGATATAAAAGATAAAGGAAGAACGCTTACACCAAAGGCCAAAGATTATTTTACTAAATTTAAAGACACTTTAAATCAATCCACGGCGGCCAGTAGCAATGCAGGTGACGCTAATGAAGAGGTATCATTAGATTACGATGACGATGGCAACGTAAATGCACCCCGTGGAGCTGATCCATTTGAATGGCAAGCTTACGGTAATATCGCACTTGGAGAGCTTCAAAAAGAAACTTCAGTAGAAAGTGAAGCAGTTCGAGGGAAGTATTTAGCAGAAGTTGCCAGGATCCAAAGAGGACAAAGTGACTATGCACAAGATGCAGAGACAAAACGTTCTTTTTATTCGGACGACAGTGAAGAGCGCTGGCGTAAATTTGCCAGTACTGCCGACAAAGAAAAGGCTATTGAGGTACAAAAGATTGTTGCAGCCGGTTTAAGGGATGTAGCTGAGATTGAAGGTGGTTATGGTCTTAAAGGGATTCAAGCAAAAGGTGAAGCAGATAAAGCAGTTATGGGTATTAGAGCTCAAGCAGATAAAGATATTTCTCGAATGGATAACACTTCAAGGATGTATAGTCTCTTGGGCTTAGCCTTTGGTTAAGTCTGTTTATAATATAAACATACCTAAGTACGGTTTTAAAATGGCAGCACTTGATCAAACTGGCACTGATTCCGCCACTGATTTTGACCTTAATCGCTTCCAAGAACTTCTTAATCGCCTGGAAGCATCTAAAGGTCGCCAACAGCGTCAGAAGTCTGTTGAAGGTCGTCGTGACATCTTCCAACAGGGTCTCGCTAGCATGATGTCCAACTTCTGATCTTGAGGCAACTATAAGCCATGACAACGTTGCCTCCCGGCCAAGTCAATAAAACAACTGAGGACGACCCGTTTGATATTGACAAATATCGACAGGCCGCTGAAGTAGCTTATAGTTTCTCCAAGAAAAAATTAGAAGATGCTGGAACCCAAGAACGCGAAACCATCGGTAAAGGTGCGTCAGAACAACGCACCTCTGCAGAACAAGCCCAGCAATTCAAAGACACAGAAGAAGCCAGAGACTACAACCAGGCGCAACGAGGCTATCGATATTGAGTTGTTTGACCAATGGGTCGACAACTTAACGTCTTCAGATCAAGATGCGTTTTGTAGTTTTGCCGAGGAAACTTTCTCGGTGATTGAATGCTACCTATATGCCAGATTCCTTGGCTATGGAGGTAGTATTTCTGCGTGTGATTTATGGGTTAAATCCCATTACAAAAAGCCTGATCATCGCAAGAAACTCCTCTATGAAATTGAGGAGATGCAGGAAGACATTCGTAAGTTACGAGAAGACGTTGATAACGGCGTTGTCAAACGTGATGCTGGCGTGGCACGTATCGCTGGTATGCAAAAAGAATTACGTGGCACCATTGCACAGATTGAACTATTCACGTCTAGCCGTGATCGCAAAGGATTGCTAATGGCTGGTGCAGATCGTGCCCTACGTGAATTACAAATTATCTTCAAGGATGACCCAATTGAAATCCCTTTGGAAGAAGCGTCCATGAGTATTTGGGCCAAAATGCAATACGAAGACAGTTAAGTTAAAATACATACATGATGAACCAAGCGCAACCAAAAGCTGCCCCTGGTCAGATGCCAGGAACGGATGCAACACTTGCAGGTAATCTTGGCGCCGCTGTGCGTAAATTGCAAGAGAATCGCAATCGCTTTGGTGGACGTCGTGAATTACAAGGAGCTCCCATTGGTGGTGAGGCTAAAAGTCCTGCAGCCGAAGGCGCAAGAGTATTGAGCGCTGTTGCAGAAACACGAAATGAACAGAATGGAAACCAACCGCCAGCAACTTCCCCAAATCCTGGCGCACCTCAAGGAACGGGAAGCCCGCAACCAGGACAACAGCCCAATGTCGGACAAAGACAAACATCAAGCAGCCCTGGACAAGGCACGTCAGTACCAGGTACAGAAGAGGAAAAACAAAAACGTCAACGAATGAAGTAGTATTCAGTTACTAGCTGATTACTTATTGTGCCTGCATATCAACATCTTGCATATCGACGTAACGCGCAAGCTGCTGCACGTAGGCAACAAATTCGTGTACCACGTAATCTCGAGTCTCTAAAGAAAGCAAGAGAAGACTTTGGATACTTTTGTGACTATGTTGCGGACAAACCTCCTGCACAACACCACAAAGAATGGCATCGTCACTTTGTTACAGGCGAAGATAGTGCGTGTCTTTTAAAAATTGCAGGACCCAATGTTGATCTCCTGGCACCACGTGGATCTGCTAAGTCCACAATCTTAGGTTTGTTTACGGCATGGGCTATTGGTCTTCATACACAAGCCAAGAAGCCACTACAAATTCTTTATCTCTCCTATACGGTTGACATTGCACGCTCTAAGTCAGCAACTATTAAACGCATCATTGAAAGCAAGCGGTACCAAGAAGTCTTTCCAACCGTACGTCTTCTCAAGAACGTAACCAGTAATGAGTACTGGTCAATTGACCACAAGTTCGCTGGCATTGATACCACGGGGGAAGAACAATTCACACTCTGTGCCGCAGGCCTCAAAGGCTCGGTGACCTCCAAGCGTTCACACCTGGTGATCATTGATGACGCTATCAAATCAGCCGCAGACATCTCTAACCCTGACATCCGTAAACAGATGCAGGATAACTGGAATGCTGTGATTGCACCCACCATGTTTGAAGGAGCCAGGGCCATCTGCCTTGGTACTCGTTTCAGACATGATGACATTCATGCAACGACATTTAACACACAAAACAACTGGCTTCAGATTGTGTTATCAGCCATCCTTACTGATCCCAAAACGGGAGAAGAAGTATCATATTGGCCAGACATGTGGTCACTTGACTACTTGAAAGAAAAGAAACGACAAGCACCAATTGCTTTCTCGTTCCAGTACATGAATCAAGTTGTCAGACAAAACGAATTGTCCCTGGCACCAGAGCTGATTGTTAAAGCGGAGATTGCAACTGAATTTGATTGTCTTGCGGTAGGCGTTGACCTATCTGCAGGCACCAAAGAGAAAAATGACTACACCGTCATGGTATTGGGTGGGCGCATTGGAGATCGTATTCATGTCATCGACTATCGTCGATTACGTGTCATGGGAAACCTTGAGAAACTTGATGCGCTCAAAGAACTCCTCAATGACTGGAACATCCTTGGGCAAGATGAGAATGGCAATTACTACCCAACATATTCAACGTGCGACATCTATTCAGAAGCAGTGCAATACCAGGCTTCTTTGGAGGCCGATTTTAAACGCGTGTGTTTAACCAATGAGAGCCTTTACAACTTGAATTGGCATCCCGTCAAAGGATTCCGCGCTGATAAGTTGGCACGCTTCCGTGGGTGCATGGGTTTATTTGAAGACCGCAAACTCATTTTTAATCGATATCGCAACTTCACCGCAATGTTTGAAGAGCTAACTAACTTTGGTGTTAGCAGTCATGATGACTGCGTTGATGCTTTGGTTTGGATGATTAACGGATTAATGCGCAAAGGAAAACTCCACGTCGATTACTGAACCTTAGAATTAGAAAAAAGCGAATTTGGTCGTGGGGCCTGAATATATTGCTATCGGTTTAACGGCCGTTGTATCCGCTATTACCGGTGGCAGTTGGGTCGCAGGTAAAATCCTTGGAAGACAAAACGACCAGATCCAGCAAGCTTTTAATTACATCGGCTCGCAGAAACGAAGGATTGACGTTTTGGAAGACGACTTAAAACGCATGCCTTTAGATTACGTTCTTAAGGTAGACTTCCTAAGAGAAATCCAGCAAATGCACGACAACTTCAATCAAATCAACAATAAGCTTGATAAGCTAATGGAGAAATTGCTCGAATCAAAATGAGTTACATTCTCGAAGTCCAAGAGGATGAAAATGGAGACCAGTACATCACGTTTCCCGACGAAGTAGTCGAAGAGCTAGGCTGGCAAGAAGGCGACGTACTTAATTGGGATGTCCGTGGCACCGGCATTATCATTACCAAAGTTAATGACGCGGCTGGTTACGAAGTTACAGAAGAGTAGAATAGTTCCAACAACGGAAGTATTTAGAGTGCAAAATTATTTCACGCAACCCGGTGGTTTTTACGGCACAGGTTTAGGCAATTCAGGAGCAATGGCCGCAAGTCCGTTTGATCCTCGTTTTCAAATTCCGGGTGCAAAGAATAAGGACAAGCCTATTCTTCCTGGTGAGAATCGCAAAAACATTGATGACGTCTATGGCCCAGGGCAGCCGCAACCCATGCCAGGAGCCCCAGGATTCCCTCAGCTTCCGATGGCAGGTAGTCCGTTTGGTTCCAGTAATCTGTACGGTGCTATGGCGCAGATGGGAGGACGTTACGACCCAAGTGCTCCAGGGAATGGTGCGGCGATGAGCTATCTACCCAACGGTGCAAACGCAGCAAACGCAACGTTTTATCGCGGCACTTTACCCGCAGGTTTCTCGAATATGACGGTTTCTTAAAACCTGCTAGTATTACTCAATAACCAAAGCAAATAATGGCGGACGCTAAAGCCAGACTTCAAGAAATTGTCAACGCTTATCTTGATCGAGATAGTGGCGTTGTTGTAGACACAGGCATTGTTGCGTCCCATATTGCACAGATGAAACTCTTTGGTATTCGCCAAGGAGTTGAATTCTTCCCATCCCAAGATAACTTCGGTTCACAGCGTAAAGACTTCCTCGATCGCGTTTGCAAATACAACAAACTTGATACAAGACTTGATTCCATTTGGGAGTATTTCATCTGTGATGGCCAAGGACTTTTTTACATCCGCCCTACTAAAAACAATTACCGTCTGTATTATTTCCGTAAACACGAATATCGTTCCTATTACAACGTTGATGGCGAACTGGACGAAGTTGTAATCATCTACAGCTATAAGGTGC